AAGGAGGCATTTATACATGCTGTTAAAAAAGATAGGACTTTATTACTTTCACCCACAGCTAGTGGAAAATCTCTTATTGTCTATCTTCTTGTTAGGTTTAACATACTTAGGTTAAAGGAAAAGAAGAAGAAAATATTAATTGTAGTACCAACAACATCACTAGTTGAACAGTTGTTTAAAGATTTCAAAGATTATGGTTGGAATCCAGAAAGAAATGTACACAGAATATATCAAGGCCATGATAAAGAAACAAATAAACCTGTAATCATATCTACATGGCAATCAATATATAAACAACCAAAGAAATGGTTTGAAGATATTGGTATGGTAGTTGGTGACGAAGCACACCTATTCAAAGCTGTTTCATTGACTAAAATTTTATCTAAATTAGAAAAATGCCCATACAGAGTAGGTCTAACAGGAACCTTAGACGGTTCAGCAACACACAAACTAGTGCTAGAAGGACTTTTTGGTACAGTAAACAAAGTCGTATCAACAACAGAACTACAAGACAAAGGCAATTTGGCGGGATTAAAGATATATTGTTTAGTATTAAAACATGGACCGACAGAATGTAAACATGTAAGTGGTATGAATTTTCAAGAAGAAATGGATTACATAGTACAATCAGAAAAGAGAAATAAATATATTGTTAACTTGGCTTCTGGCCTCCAAGGTAATACACTTTGTTTGTTTCAGTATGTAGAAAAACATGGTAGTCAATTGTATATTGATATTACTAAAAAGGCCACAGACAAGAAAGTTTTTTATGTATATGGAGGAGTAGAAACAAGTGATAGAGAAAAGATTAGAGAGGTTACGGAGAAAAGTGACAATGCTATTATCGTGGCAAGCTACGGAACCTTTAGTACCGGTATTAATATTCGTAATTTACACAATATCATCTTTGCTAGTCCTAGTAAATCTAGGATAAGAAATTTACAATCTATTGGTCGTGGTCTAAGACTAAAAGATAACAAAGGAGATGCAACTTTATATGATATTTCAGATGACTTATCTTATAATGACAAAGACAATTACACACTTAACCATTTCCGTGAAAGGATAAATATATACAATGAAGAAGATTTTGATTATGAAATCCATAATGTGGAGTTAAACAATGCCAAACATTAATGTTAAAGATATTAAAGTAGTTAAACTAATAAATGGTGACGATATACTTTGTTATCTGCCAACTGGTACTGAACAACTACCAGAAAACGGACCTTTATTGAGATTAGTTAAACCACTACAGATTAGATATGTTCCTTCTTTTACAGAAGAGGGATTGAAAGACTATATTGCCTTATCTAAATGGGCAGCCTACACCACCGATAAAATTATTACTATTCCTAAAGATAAAATAATGACAGTCACTAATGCAACATTAGAGATGACTAGAAGCTGGCATAATCTTTCAATTGATTATGAGAATGCCAGGCAATTTAATAAGGGTGGGACGCCGGAACAAGTTAAGTTAAGTGATGAAGAGAATAGAGAATTAAATAAAATATTCGATGAATTTGACAGTGGTGACGGAGAACCTCCGACTATACACTAGCTATAGGTATACTTATCAAAGCGGACACCGCTATTATACACACCAGGATTTCAATGTCAACCGTGGAATGAAATGAAATTGAAAAAAAGATAAATCAATCCAAGCTTGACAATCGGATAGATTTACTGTATTATGATTAACAAATGGAGATATTATGGCAGCTAAAAAAGAACACTATGTAAACAATAAAGATTTTCTGGCGGCAATGACCGAGTACAGAAATAGTTGTTTAGAAGCAGAGAAGAATGGCAAAGAAAAACCACCAGTAACAGACTATATTGGTAGTTGTTTTTTAAAGATTGCCAATCACCTGTCTTATAGACCAAATTTTATTAATTACACATATAGAGATGATATGATATCAGACGGTATAGAAAACTGTTTGATGTATCTACACAACTTTAACCCCGACACATCTAATAACCCTTTCGCATATTTTACACAGATAATCTATTATGCGTTTATTCGTAGAATTCAAAAAGAAAAGAAACAAACTACAATTAAACAAAGAATGATTGCTGAAGCAAACTATGACGATATGACATTACAACCTGGAGAAGACAGAGAGTTTAAGAACCAGTTTAGTGAATTCTTACAAAAGAATGTAGTACCTGATGAACTTGATGGTACTAAAACACAACCAAAAAGAACTACATTACAACATAAGAAAAAGGTGAAGGCCAAAGAAGAAGCAGAAGCTAAGGCCAAGAAAAAGAAATAATGAAAATTGCTATATTAAATGACACTCACTTTGGTGTGAGAAACGATAGTCCTGCATTTATGAAGTATCAAAATAGATTTTATGATGAGATATTCTTTCCCTATTTGAAAGAACACAACATAGGAACTTTGGTACATCTAGGTGATGTGGTAGATAGAAGAAAGTTTATCAACCATAATACAGCACACAACTTTAAAAAGAAGTTTTGGGACAGATTAGATAATGAGGTCATTGATACACATGTTATCATTGGCAACCACGACACATATTATAAAAATACAAACGAAGTAAACGCATTACAGAACCTAGATATATCTAAAAATGCAAAGATTTATACAACAGCTACTAATGTAGAGTTTGGTGGTTTGCCTATTCTATTCATACCATGGATTTGTGATGACAACCATGATGACAGTATATATCAGATTGACAATACAAATGCTGTTATTGCTATGGGTCATTTAGAAATCAAAGGTTTTGAGATGATGGCTGGTCACTTCAATGAACATGGTCAAGACAAGGCACAGTTTACTAAATTTGAAAAAGTTATATCTGGTCATTTTCACAAGAAGTCAGATGATGGTCGTATATTTTATCTAGGTTGTCAATATCAAATGACATGGTCAGACTATGGAGAAACAAAAGGTTTTCATATCTTTGATACAGAAACAAGAGAGATAACAAAGATTGATAATCCATTATCTATGTTTGAAAAGATTTATTATAATGATAAAGAAACGGACTATACTACATTAGATTTATCAAAGTACAACGACAAGTATATTAAGTTATTTGTTACCAATAAAACAGATGACAATATGTATAATATGTTTCTTGATAATCTATTCAATAAAATAAATGTACATGAATTAAATATTGTAGAAGACAATTCAGATATGAATGCTTCAGTTAGAGATGACATATTAGAACAAGGTGAAGATACTTTAACTTATCTTGGTAACTATATCGACCAAGTAGAAACAGATGTAAATAAACAAAAACTAAAAGAGTTTGCAAAAGAACTTTATGTAGAGGCTAGTGAATGATAACATTTAAGAGATTAAAATATAAAAATTTCTTATCAAGTGGTAATGTACCTATTGAGATTGAATTAAATAACTCTCAGACAACACTTATTATTGGTACAAATGGTAGTGGTAAGTCAACCTTATTAGATGCATTGTGTTTTGTATTATTTAATAAACCATTTCGTATTATTAAGAAAGAACAAATGGTCAACACCATTAATAATGCTGATTGTATAGTAGAGGTAGAGTTTGATGTAGGTACAAACCAATACAAGATTATCAGAGGTATCAAACCAAATCTATTTGAGATATACAAAAATGGCACGATGATAAATCAAGATGCATCAACCATAGATTATCAAAAGTATCTTGAAACAAACATAATGAAACTGAATTACAGGTCATTTATTCAGGTGGTTTTATTAGGTTCTTCCTCATACGAACCGTTTATGAAGATGAAACCAAGATATCGAAGAGAAGTTGTCGAAGAGATACTTGATATTAGAGTTTTTGGCCTAATGGACCTAATTTTGCGTTCCCAACAGAGCGACCTCCAAAAAAAGATGGTGGAGGTGAGGCACCAGTGCGATTTAATTAAGACTAAGTATGAAACTGAAGCAAAGTATCTTGCTACTCTGGAATCCAAAGGAACAGACATCCAGACTGGTAAGCAAAATCAACTACAAGAATATAACAAAAAAGCAATAGAATTTGACACAAAACTACAAGAATTGAATGAAGAGATAGTTTCTAATAGAAGTCAGTTAGAAGGCCAAGATAAAACGACCAACAAGTTAAGAGAACTACAAAAGATAGAAACAAAAGTTGAACACAATCTATCTTCACACAAAAAAACTTTAGATTTCTTTAAAGATAATAATACATGTCCTACTTGTACACAAGAAATAGATGAACAATTCAAGTTAGAGAAATGTAGCCACGAAACTTCTACTATTCAGAAGTTAGAAACTGGTATGGAAGAACTATTAAAAGAAATTAGTAAACATGAAGAACAGGTAACTAGATATTCTAAAATATCAAATAAGATTAATGATATGAATGTAGAGATTGCTAAGATTAAATCATCATTAGATAGTTTAAAATCTCACAGTGACCAGATACATTTAGAACTTAGACAATCACAAGGTTCAGATGAAGACATAGAGAAAATTAAAAAAGACTTGGCGGATATGTCAGCAGACCTTGGTGTGGCAGACAGTAACTTAACTGATATACAGGAAGAGAAATCTTATGTAGATGTACTAAGAGAAATATTAAACGACAAAGGTGCCAAGGCACAGATTATTCGTAAGTATGTTCCTATTATGAACCAGTTAATTAACAAATACTTACAGCAAATGGACTTTTATGTATCATTTCACTTAGATGAAGAGTTTAATGAAACAGTTAAAAGTAGATTTAGAGATACATTTAATTATAATAACTTTAGTGAGGGTGAGAAAATGAGAATTGACCTTGCCTTACTATTTACATGGCGAGATATTGCCAGAATGAAGAATAGTACCAATAC